CCAAGATGGGCGTGGGTACCAAAGCTTCCAACACGTTGACGTTGGATTGTCCGGGTACGTTCGTGCCGCCGATGGTCGACGTGTTCCGCAGAATGAAGCCGGGGATCTGCGCCAAGCCGCGAACGCCAACTCCGGCGTCCTTCAACTCCTTCGCTGCTTCCTGCGACATCTCCGCTTCGAGGCCGGTCAAGCGGCCCGTCATGGATTCGCGTACCAACTTGGAAATCGAGTAACGCTTCTTGACTACCTCCTGCTCCAACGCCTCCGGCTGCGGGGTAGCGGCTGAGTAAGCGGCGCGCTTGATTTGCTCCTCCACCTTTTCGGCGCGCTCGATTTTGGCGTCCAGTTCGGTGATTTCAGCGGACAGTGCGTCCACGGTGGTGGCTTCGGCTTCGTTGAAGTCGCGCTGCAACAGCGATGCGCTGTCGTTCAGGGATTTCAAGTTGGCCAACTTTGACGCACGGAGCGCCTTGAGGTCATTGAGATTCATGTGTCGAATTTTAAGAGGTTCAGATGCAAATGTACGTGACGGCGCCAAATCGGGTTCGTCGATGTCGTCGGGGCTTTCCATCTCCGGCGCGTCAGGCATTTCGGTAACGGTGACCTGGACGTTGACTTGGATTTGTTCGGCGCGCTCTTCGGCGGATGAGGCTATGGCGCGGGCTTGTACGGTCGTGGTAGGCGATGCGGGGTAGGTGACCGGTGACACGTCGTACAGCTGCGACACGCGGGTGATGGTGCGCACTTTGCGGTCGTCGCTCCACTCGTCGCGGTCGATGGTGAACGCGAAGGAACTCTGCGTGATGTCACCGCGTTTGATGAGCGTGTACAGGTCGCGCCCCTCCTGCGTGTCAGCGAGTTGGGCGGTGTACGACAGACCACGCTCATCGATGGCAAGCGCCAGGGTGCCGTTGGTGGTGCGCGCCAGCGGTACGCCGGTGTGGTTGATAAGCAGCCGGACGTCGTCCGCCGTGCGCCCATCGAACGCGCCGGGCGCGACGCGCTCCTGGAAATAGCCCAAGTCGTAGGTGTCACCAAACACCGACGCGTAGCCGGTGATGGTCATGTTGTCCGCCGCCCGAACTTCCATCGTGCGGGTCTCGACGCCATCGCCGTAGGTGGCGCGGATGTCACTTTCAAACTCTTTCATTGGTGCTGATTTTGTCGCTGTAGTTGGCCATGGATGCGAGGTCGATTTGGTTGACCTGCACGAGATGGATGTCGCCTTGGTCGCCGATGGTGTTGTAATCCTCCTGCCTGCGCACCTCGTTAATCGTGAACACCCCGTCCGTGAGCATTTGGTGGTAGAACTCGCTGCGGGCTTTCGTGTCGCCGCGCAGCAGGTCTTGCATGTTGAACTTCGCGAAGAAGTCCTCTCGCTCAAATTCCGGGATCAACTTGAGATTCACCTCCTGCTCGATGCGCGTTGCCCACGGCACGATGGTGTGCCGGGCGAAGTTCCGCCCCTGCTCCTCCGTGTTGTTGAAGGTCGTCTGCGTGTTCACGCCCACAATCTGCGGCGGCACACCCATGATGGTGCAGATGGTCTCGTCGCTGTAACGGCGGGTCTGCAGGAACTGCGCCTGTTCCGGCGGCAGCGAAATCTGCTGATACTTGAACCCAAACGGCAGCACCTTGACGCCGATGCCGCCCGTCTGCCAGGACGTGCGCACCGCCTGCATCTGCTCGCTCTTGATGGGGTTGTCGGTAGAGAGGATGCCGAGCATCGACCCGTCCGACCCGAAGAAATCCGCGCCGTAGTTCTCCGCCGCCTTTGCGATGCCGATGTTTTCCGAGTGCAACTCGATGGGGCTTTTGCCGTTCATCGAACTTACGCACAGGATGTCCTCGTACGGGATGTCACCCATCTCCGCGTGGCGGACGAACAGCCGCCCATTGATGGTCATCAAATTGCAGTCGTTGGTGTGCAGCAGGTGCAGCGAGATGGGCCGCCCGTCGAAGTTGTTGCGCTTGATATGGGTGTACGCCTTGCCGTAGACGATGGCCATGGACGTGACGTTTTCCCAAAACTCGTATGGCGTCTGATAGTCGTTCGGCCGGATGGCGCACAGCTGATGGGCGGGGTGGTTGTAGGCCAACCGCCGGCCGCTGTCGATGCGCTCCAACACGTTCAAATTCATGTAGCCGATGGTCTGCGAAATCGCCCGCACGCAGGCGTACACGGTGGCCACTGTCATGGCGTTTTCCTTGCCGACCATCGCCCCCGAGCGGGTGCGCATGGTGTAGGCGGTGGAATTCCAAAACTCGTTGTTGCCCGTATAGGCAACGCGTGCGCGGGTGAAGAGTTTGCCAAGCATCGAGCCAAAGGTAATTAGTTGAATTTATAGCGTTACCACCTCCCATATCGTGTCGTCATCGTCCCCGTTCAGCATCGCGCCGTAGGCCATGATGCTTGACACAACGCCGTCCACCATCTGCCCGTACTTCGAGCGGCCCTTGGTCACCTTGATGTTGTCGTGTGCATCGCGGTCGATTTTCACGCACCCCATCTGCCAGCGCAGGCAGGCGTTGCCGCCGTGAATGAGCGTGCCTTTGATGAGTTCCATTTCGAACATCTTGGTCGGGGTGCTGATGGTCAGAAAGCCCTGGCCCATCGGCTCCATGTTCACCCCGTCGTCGATGAGGTCGGGGACGATGTAGGGCGAATAGCGGATGTCATAGGCCACCGACCGCAGGTCGAACTTCTCGGCGGCCGCAAGGATGTAGTCGCGCACCGCCCGAAAGTCAGTCACGTTGCCGGGCGTGATGGTGAGGTCACCGTCGCGCTCGTAGCGTAGGTAGTCCACGCCCTCGCTCTTGCGCATCTGCGAGCGCTCCTCGTTCACGAACTGGTGCACCTTGAGGTAGTATTTGCCCTGCGCCTCGTCCTTCCACAGCATCGCAAAGGCGGTCAAGTCGCGCGTGGCGGCAAGGTCAAGGCCGCCCCATGCGGGCAATTTGGCGAGGTACTTCTCGTCGGGCAGCGGCTGCGCCCCCTTCATGAACTCGGCGTCCGTGATCCACGCACTGTCGCTTCCCGTCCAGATGTTCAGGTGCAACCGCAGGAACGTGTTCAGCAGCGCCGGGTTCGCCTGGCATTTGGCCACCTCGCCTTGAAAGTACTCGGCCTTGCAAATTGTCCCATAGCCGGGGTTTGCCTTCTTCCAGGTCTCCTCCTTCGTCCAATCGTCCTCCTTGCTCGCTCGGTACAGGACGGGCAGGAACGTCTCATCTCGCACGCTTCCTTCGAGGACGCGCTCGGCGTAGTCATGCACCTCGTAGCAGATGCTGCCGGTGTCGTGGCCGGCGGTGGTCAGCATGATGACGAGCGGCTGCTCCCGCGCTGCGACCGAGGTCGTCAGGACGTCGTACAGCTCGCGGTTGGGCTGCGTGTGCAGCTCGTCAAGGAGGACGGCCGAGCAGTTGAAACCGTGCTTGGTTCGCGCCTCCGCGGAAATGGATTTGTAAAACGAGTTCTTGTAATAGATGGCGTGTTGGAGCGTCTTGCAGCGCGTCGCCAGGCTCTTGTTCTGCCCAACCATCGCGGCGGCAATATCAAACACAATCCGCGCCTGGTTCCGGTCACCGGCCGCGCTGATGATTTCCGCGCCCGCCTCGTTTTCCGCAAGCAGCAGGTAGAGGGCGATGGCGGCCGTCAGGTTGGATTTACCGTTCTTCCGCGGAATCTCGATGTAACAGGTGCGGTACTTGCGTTTGCCGTCCTTGCGCTTCCATCCAAACAGCGGGCGTATGATGTCGTTCTTCTGCCATTCTTCGAGCAGGAATGCACCTTGGCTGCCCTTCACGTGCGAGCAGAAGCGCTCGATGAACTGCACCGGGCGCTCTGCCGCTTCGGCGTCAAACCAGTAATCATCCGAGGAACTCGTCAAGCTCATCGCCTTCCATCTCCTTGTTCATCTGCGCTTCGAGGTTCTTGACGATGGCGGTTTTCCGCTGACGGTTGTCCCGCAACTGTTGCCACTCCGGGCGCTGCTTGGAGTACAGTTGTCCGTTGTGGCCGCTGGTGGTGTAGGTCGTGCCGTGTTCGCGAACGAACGCCTGCAACTCCTCCTCCTCGATTTCGACGCAGGCAAGTGTGTAGATGAGCGAGCGAACGCCCGGGGTGATGATGCCGCGACGGGTGTAGTCCGATAGCAGGGCGTCGTATCTCTCCTGAATGATTTCGTCCATGCGTCGAAGTTACTGGAAGAAAAAGGTTTTTACAGGTTCCGCGGGGGTCGCCGCGCCCCCGTTTTGTATGCGCAAATCGTTTGTACTTGCAATCCCAAGCAAAAGGTTTTGAGCGGTTTTGACGCACAGCTTAT